GCTAACCAGTACTACGTCGTAGGTTATAAGGGTTCTTCACCTTATGATGCTGGTCTATTCTATTGTCCTTATGTTCCTCTCCAAATGGTTCGTGCCGTTGGTGAGAACAGCTTCCAACCAAAAATTGGATTCAAGACTCGTTACGGAATCGTTGCTAACCCATTCGCTGAAGGCACCGCTCAAGGTTCTGGTCGTCTTCTTGCTAATGCTAACCGTTACTACCGTCGTGTTCGCGTTGACAACTTAATGTGAGTCTTTCTCACGTCTCTTTTACAAGGGACCCCATATTGGGGTCCTTTTTTTATGAAAATAAATAGAAATAAAAATGGCACAAACTCCTTGGTCAAAGCAATTATCAAATAGAAATTTTTTATCTCCAGTTGGATTTAAATTTTCTATTACAAAATTGCCAAAAGTAGACTTCTTTTCAAATACAGCAGAAATTCCAGGAATTAATCTTGGTGTTGCGATGCAGCCAACATACCTGAAAGATATTCCAGTCCCAGGTGACAAAATAACTTATGATGATTTTTCTTTAGAGTTTTTTATAGATGAAAATTTAGAGAACTATCTTGAAGTTCATAGGTGGTTAAGGGGACTTGGTTATCCATATAGTATTGAAGAATTTATAGATTTAAAAACTAATGATGAATATTTGCCAGATAATGCTGCTAAAAATTCATATAATGAATATTCCGATGCTACTTTATTCATTTACAATAGTAATTTTAACATCATATCACAAGTTCATTTTAAAGACTTATTTCCAATAAGTTTATCTACCGTTCAATTTAATTCAAAGGAATCTGACATCAATTATGTGACCGCAAGCGTCCAATTTAAGTATTCTATATATGATATAGTTGTTTTATGATTTATGAATCTTGATGAAATTCAATCGTTATGGGAAGAAGACGCAAAAATAGACCCAGATAATTTACACGCAGAATCTATTAAAATTCCTTCACTTCACGCAAAATATTATAAAATTTATAACAATATTCTTCTTCTAAAAAAATTAGAAGAAAATAAATTTAAAATATTAAAAAAAGAAAAATGGATGTACTTTTCTGGAAAATCAGAACCAGAAGTTTATATTAAAAATCCATTTGATTATAAGGTATTGAGACAGGATATAGATAAGTACATGGATGCCGATGAGGATATTTTAAAATCCATATCTAAAATGGAATACTACCAAACGATGTTAAGTTATTTGGATAGTATCCTAAAAACAATAATGAATAGGTCTTATCAGATTAAAAATAGTATTGAGTATATGAGGTTCACTGCAGGTTATGGCTGATTTAATTATACAAAAAAAGAATGAAATTTATTTAAAAATAGAAGCGGAACCGCATATCCATCAAGAGTTATTTGATTATTTTACTTTTGAAGTTCCTGGTGCAAAATTTATGCCTCAGTATAGAAACAAATACTGGGATGGAAAAATTCATTTATACAGCAATCACACCGGAGAGATTTATGCCGGATTGCTTGATAAAGTCGTATCTTGGGCAAAGAAATCAGATTATAAAGTAGAGTTTGAACACAATAAATTCTATGGAGATCCATTTGAGGAGAATGAAAGTATATCCAAAGAAGGCGTAAAGGATTATATCAATTCAATTTGTAAGTATTCACCAAGAGACTATCAAATTGATGGTGTTTATGATGCCTTGAAATATAATCGCAAACTTCTAATCTCTCCAACTGGAAGTGGAAAAAGTTTAATGATTTACTCTTTGGTTCGTTATTATACTGACAAAGATTTGAACACTTTAATCATAGTTCCAACTACTTCTCTTGTAAGTCAAATCTATAAAGATTTTGAAGACTATGGATGGAATGTAGATGAACATTGCCATCAAATTTATTCAGGAAAAGAAAAGCAAACAGATAAAAGTGTAACTATTTCAACTTGGCAAAGTCTTTATAAAATGGATAGAAAGTTCTTTAATACTTTTGATACTGTTATTATTGATGAGTGCCATCTTGCCCGTAGCAAGTCCATTACAGGCATTATGACAAAGATGGACGATACCAAATACAGATACGGTTTCACGGGCACTCTGGATGGGTCTCAGACGCATAAGTGGGTACTTGAAGGATTGTTTGGACCTTCTTACAAAGTCACCCAGACAAAAGAACTTATAGAAAAGGGACATCTATCAAAATTAGACATCAAAGTTCTTTTGCTGAAGCACAATCCACAGAAATTTGATGAATATGAAGATGAAATTCAATATTTAATCACTCACGAAAAAAGAAATAAATTTATTAAAAATCTTACTTTAGATTTGAAAGGAAATAGTCTAGTCCTTTTTAATCGTGTGGAAACTCACGGGAAACCTCTCTATGAACTCATAAATAGTTCAGCATCAGATGAAAGAAAAATATTTTTTGTTCATGGTGGAGTGGATGCTGAAGAAAGAGAGCAAGTAAGAGCAATTACTGAAAAAGAAGATAATGCAATTATTGTTGCTTCTTATGGTACATTTTCTACTGGAATTAACATCAAAAACCTACACAATGTTATTTTTGCTTCTCCTTCAAAATCTAGAGTCAGAAATTTACAATCAATTGGAAGAGTTCTACGAACAAGTGAGAGTAAAACGAAAGCAATATTATATGATATAGCGGATGACACTACTTATAAATCAAAGAAAAATTATACATTAAATCATCTTGTAGAAAGAATTCGAATTTATAATGAAGAGAAATTTAATTATGAAATTATTCAAATAGACTTTAAAAAATAAAATGTACGAAGAAGAGTTTTACGCAGCTATAAAAATGGTCTCTGGAGAAGAAGTTTTCTCAAAAGTTTGTCCCTGCGAAGAAGAAGATAGAACTATCTTAATTTTAGATAACCCAGTTATAATGGAAACTATTACTATGAAGCAACTTGGAATGACCGCACTCAAAGTCGTTCCTTGGATGAAACTTACAGATGACACAATGTTTATTGTGGATATGGATAAAATTATTACTATGACGGAGGTAAATGAATCTTCAATTATTAAAGTATATGAAAAATATATTAAAGATGTAAATAAAAAGACTAATAAATCAAAAATAAGCCCCAATATGGGTTACATTTCTTCTATTTCTGAAGCTAGAATATCTCTAGAGAAACTTTATAAATCATCTAATACTTAAAGATATAACTTATCTATCAACCCTAACAGAGTGATTCTAACTGTTATCCAAACCAATGTCAAGTCTTTACAGATAAAGAAATATTATGCTATAATGGAGATAAATTAAAATTAATAAAATAATGAAAGAAAGAAAAAATCCACATTATGTAAATAATAAAGATTTTCACGATGCACTAATTGCATATAAAATGAAAATTGATATTGCAAAGGAAAAGTACTTTCAAAAATATGATAAGTATCCTCCAAATAATGGGCAGTGGGAAGGAAAACCAAGAATACCAAATTATTTGGGAGATTGTTTTTTAAAAATTGCAACTCACTTATCATATAGACCAAACTTTGTAAATTATATGTTTCGTGAAGATATGATAAGTGATGGAGTAGAAAATGCAGTTCAGTACATTCATAATTTTGATGTAGAAAGAACTAATCCATTTGCTTATTTTACTCAAATTGTCTATTATGCTTTTCTTCGCAGAATTCAAAGAGAAAAGAGGCAAATGGAAATCAAAGATAAATTGATTGAACGTAGTGGGTTTGAAGAAGTATTTACGTCAGATGGAAGCGGATTTAACTCTGATTACAATACTATTAAAGACAACGTGCATATTAAAATGAATCAATGATTAATTCTTCCTTTTCATAAATAGTAATGTATTCTAATCTAAAATAGTAAAATGCCTAAAGCAAAATATTTCCCCGAAGAAAGAAAAAAGATACAAAAAGAAAATCTTTTAAAAAATAAGGAAAAATGTGATAGGACTAATTATTCCAGATTAGAAGCAATAGAACAGGGCAAAAAAACATATGAAGTAAAAAAACCTTGTAAAAATTGTGGAAGTTTTGAAAGATATGTTAGTAGTGCAGGGTGTGTTCCTTGTGCTATTAAAATAGGTTTAGAAAAACTTAATAATGAAGAGTTGATGCGACCTTATAGGACAAAAGAAAAAACAAAGAAAAGACTTGATAAATGGAGAGAAGAAAATCCAGAAAAATATCAAAATCAATATATGAATGATATTGTTAGGCAAAAATGTAAAGAATATTATTACAATAATAAAGATAGTGTAAAAAATACATATTTACAAACAAATTATAAAATTACTTTGGAAGACTATAATTTATTATTGGAAAAACAAAATGAAAAATGTAAAATATGTAATCAAGATTGCTCAAC